GCTCTACTTCAAGAAATGTTTTAGCTTTAGCTCAGTGGACACCTATTGGATCTGACTCTTTTAATTTAGCTTATCTTTGGAAAAATCCATCAAATAATGTAATAACTTTTCAAGTTAGTAATGATGTAACTTCTGCTTTACAATCAGGCTCTGGTTATTTTGCTACTACTGATTTAGTTGAAAATACTAGATTTGGTTTTGACTTTTTTGCTTTTAACGGAGTGTTAATAGTTAATGACGGAATTAATCAACCTATAAGAGTATCAAACAATGGCACTGAAGCTTCTCCTAATTACCAAGCTTTATATCTTGCTAATTGGTATTCTGGAGCTGCCGATGGATCTTCCCAGGCGGGGGCCTCCACAAGAGTTACGGCTCAGAGAATGGCCACATTTAATAACAGACTAGTTGCTTTAAATCTTAGTGGACAATATTTATCTAATGAAAACCTAGGCAACTCTACTTTAGCATGGTCTACTCCTATTACAGACATTAATACAATTAGTGGAATAACATGGCGTTATGCTGCAACCAATACTGCAGGAGATGACATTCTTACTGAAACCTCTGGTCAGTTACTTGATGCAGCGCAGCTAGGACCTTACCTTATTGCATATAAGGATGATTCTGTCTACAGGTATCAAGACACAGGCGACCCCTTATATTTGACCAGTGAAATGTTATTTGATGATGATGGGTTATATAGTCCTAGTTGTTTTGAAGATATAGGCGATGGTCGTCATTTTGTACTTGGTAACTATGGTATTTACATACATGATGGTGGGCCTAATAAGCTAGACATATCAAAGGGACGTATACAAAAAGATATTTTTAGTACAGTAAATCCTGCTCACAAACAAAGAACGTTTACTTTTCTTAACACACGAGACAAAGAAGTTTGGGTGTGCTACAGTGCAGTGGGCAACTCTGGCGTTGGAACTAATTTTGCCTATGTTTATAATTATCAAGATGATACCTGGCATAAACGTAGTTTACCTAACTTAACAGGTATGACAGAAGGAGAAATTAATGGCCAGATTTACATCTACGGATTTAATAATACAGGTATATACCTTCTTGGAAATACTTTTGAATCAGATGGCTTTGCTCGGTTCTTAAAACAAGACCTTGGTAATCCTCACCTTACAAAAAATATTACTGCAGTTTATCCCATGAGTAGTGGTAGCTTTAATACTACTGCAATTACATCAGGAAGTCTTAACAGCACTGTAGTTGATGCAGAGTTAGTAAAAACCTTTGCTAACAGAGAAGCTAGATATAAGAGGACTTTTGATCCTACTGTAGGATCGGGATATAAAAGAGATTACAGGCTTAACGGTAGATACTTTAATTTAGAAGTAGCTATGAATGGTACTGTAAACCCAAAGATAACAGGATTAGACATAGAGGTTAAACCTTCAGGTCAAAGATGATACTGCTACTCGCAGGATAGGAGTGAACTATGAGTACTAATGTATTTATACCCGCAGGAATTAAAGATAAATCAATAAGAGACACGTTTCTTGCAATAGTTAAAGAACTAGGAACAGTAGCTTATAAACCTACTATTTCTGCTTCGGACCCAACAGCTTCTACTCTTGGAACAGAAGGTCAGTTAATTTATGCTGAATCAACAAATAGCATATGGTTATTTAAAGAAAACGGTTGGGTTAAAATACTGGGCGCTACGGGAGCCACAGGAGCTACAGGAGCCACAGGAGCTGCAGGCGCTACAGGTGCAGCAGGCAGCAATGGAAGCGATGGCGCTGATGGCGATAGAAGTATAATTGTATATCTTTATGATTCAAGTGTTAATGAACCAACAAATCCTGCTAGTAATGCAGGTTTTACTTCAGGTGGAGGAGCTGCTGCTACAGGTAGTTGGACTACCACTGTTCCTACTATTGGTTCTGGAGAAGCTCTTTGGATTGCTCAGAATGTTCTTACTCAAAGCAATTCTACAGGAAATTATAATAGTGGCGGCTGGACAGTTTATAGAGCACAAGGATATGATGGTGCAACAGGAGCTACAGGACCAACAGGTTTACCTGCTCCTAGATTTGAAAGCAGAAGAGTTTATTTAGCATATACTCCTACATCAAGCACTCCTTTACCTGCTGCTCCTACTGGTACTTTAACTTGGTCAACAGGTAATTTAGTTTCTAATCCAAATACTTGGAGTGAAGTGCCTCCTACTAAAGTAATTAATTCTACAGTTAATGTATACTTTTCTGATTTTTTATTTATAGATACTTCAGGAACATCTACAACTTCTTCTGATACAGGAACTACTCCAAAAGAAGGAACAAAGTTTACTGGTGTAGTCTCATTTGTAGATGGGGACTTTGCGTTAGATGGTGCTACAGTAACTAACATTGATGGCGGTAACATAACAACTAATACTATTAAAACTGAACAGATAGATATTGATGGCAGTCTTAGATTGTCTGGTAGTGATTCTGGTTTTATCGCAGGTAGAGTCAGTTCTTCTGCATATAACACAGATGGATTTTTTGTAGGCCGAGAAGTAAGACCTGCAATAATTTCTGCTGGAGCAATGTCAGTTGGTACAGAATATAGAATATTAACTGTTGGTACTTCACAATTTGTAAGTGTAGGAGCTTCAAGCAATGCTGCTGGAGTATCATTTAGAAACACTCAAGGCGCACTTGCAGGAACTGGTACAGTGCAAGAAGTTGGCTTTGAAGTAAGTCATACTTCAGTCGATAGTCAAATACATGGTATTATCCATACAGATGCTACGGGTCTTCAAATAATAAATCCAACTTTAATTTCGGGAGGATCATCATCAGGAGGAACGTCCACTATTTCTACTGTTACTTCAGTTAATACTGGAGATGCTGGTGCTAATATTACTTTAACCCTTTATGGTGGAGGTGGTGCTGGTGGTTTTGGATTAGATGATGGGTATTTAAATTCATCAGTTAGTCTTAATAACAGTGGTGGCACTACAGCGGCTCAAGTGTGGGCAGGAGTCCCTGACGCCAGTGGGTCTGTTCAGGTTGGTTCTTCGATTAGTGCGGCTGGTGGACTTGGTGGCAGAAATGCAATACTAGGAACACCTTGGTCTGGTGGAGCAGGACAGTCTTCAGATTTTGGACCAGGCGGTGCTGGAGCTGCTAGCGAAAGAACAAGTGGTAATGATGCTACAAATTTTTCTTCTGGAGGAGGAGGTGCTGGAGGTGATCAAAATCAAACTTTTGATAGTTCCGGTGGAGCTGGAATGGGGGGATTCATAGGTCAAAAAGTTACACAAACTTTTGATACCTCTGCCTACATTGGGCTTAAACAAATTTATGTTAGAGTAACTGCAATAGGTGCAGGAGGAGTAGCCTCTTCGTCTGGTGGTAATTTTATTGGAGGCGATGGAGGCAATGGTGCTGTTCAGTTTTCTTCTATTTTAGGAGGAACTCAACAATTTACTTCTAGTGATTTAGCTCTTAATAAATGGAATACTATTGGATCTTACGCATGGTTAACTACAGGACAAAATAGCACAACTAAGCTAGTCCCTAATACAGTCCTTGCTGGAACAGGTTTGTACCCAGCTGGATTTAGAACTGGTGGTCAAGGATCTCATAGCAGCATACTCGCTAGTTATGACCCTACTGCGCTATCTGGAACTTGGAGAGTAATGTGTGGAACTAACTACAGTAGTTATCAAGCTGGATTATTTGTGAGGGTTACATAATGGAATATAGAAATGCAAAGTATGTAACAGAAACATCTATTGAGTGTGAAATTAATCATCCTACTTTAGGTTGGATACCCTACGGTATTGCTGATTATGAAGCCGAGCCTTACGCAATCTCTTTAAATACAATTTTAAAAGGTTCTATGGAAGCTAATGATAATGTTGAGGCTTACTCTGCACCCAGTGATGAAGTGTTAAGTTTAAATATTAGAGCACAAAGGGACAGCATACTAGGAACTATAGTAGATCCTGTAGTAAGTAACCCATTAAGATGGGCAGATATGTCTTCTGAAAAACAAGAAGAGTGGAGAGTTTATAGACAAGCTTTATTAAACATACCAGAGTCTTTTGGTTTTCCAAGTAATGTAACTTGGCCTACTCAACCAACATAAGGAAAACACAGTGAGAGTAATACAGTTATCACCAGACTCTATAATGCAGCATTGGGAAATAATAGAAAAAGCTATTACTTCTGCTTTAACTTGTTCTGCAGGAGAGTCTAATGCTTATCAGTATCTAAAACATTTTAGTAATAACTACTATCAATGTTGGGCAGTTATAAGTAACACAGAAGAAATCATAAATATTACTGTAACTAAAGTAAATCATTATGATACACATAAATCGTTACACTTGTTAATTACTACCTCAGTAGGCCATAACAAGTGGGAAGACTATAAAGAAGCGCATCATACAATTGAACAGTATGCTAGAGATCAAGGTTGTAAAAGAATTGAAATGTATGGTAGACGAGGATGGTCTAGAGTTTTAAATAAACTTTCAGGATCAAAGAAAGAAAAATACAAAGAAGTGTACGTTGTGCACTCAATGGAGTTAAAAAATGAGCTATAGTATATATAATAACCCATTTATGCCTACGCGTCACATACATCCTAGAGCATCTGGCATGATGACATTTAAAGGTGGAGGGGATACAATAGAGTCTATACCTGATTGGTATAAACCTTTTGTTGAAACTGCCGCCAGTGGTGCTCAAGCAGCCTTTGATAAAGGAGACTTAAGCAAAGTAGAAGGTTTTAATGAAATGCAAAAGCAAGGTATACAAGGCCTTGCAGATGCAGCTGGAGAAGCAGATAAACAATACGATATGGCTAAAGGAGCAACAGGTGTTCTTCAACAAGCTTCTCAAGGTGAAGGAATTTATGGAGCAGGCGCAACTGAAGCTTTAAGAAATAAAGCAATACGAGATTCACAAAAAGCCTATGCTCCAGTAGGAACTCAAATGGCTACTCAAGGTGCTATCGGTGGTGCTAGATCTCAAATAATACAAGGAGATAGAGATGCTGCTCTTGCAGGTGCTTTAGCCGAGGTAGACTATAATGATTTAGATAAGCGCAGGACTCTGTCCACAAATGCTGCACAAGGTATTATTGGTAACACTGCAGGCATGCAAGATGCAGCAGGCTCTGGTGCTAATTACTTAGGAGAAGCAGGCGGCTTTCAACAAGAGCAATCTCAAAGAGAAGGAGATGCTGTATATCAAGGATTACAAAGACTAGGTGGACTTTTAAGCGGAGCACCTGTGCCTCAACAAGGCCCTTCAGGAGGAAAATAACATGCCTGGATTTAAAATGGCTAATAACCCTTTAGCAGACCCTAATAAAATGGGGCAACAAAATAACGTAGTACAGTCATTGCCTCCGGGACAGGATGGACCGTTAACAGGAATTGCAGAAAGTGCTGCCCTTCCTTTAGCAGAAGCAGCAATAGGAGCAGCAAAACCAGCGTTAGCAGCAGCAAATACTGCAGGAGGATTGGCAACTGGTGCTGGCCTAAGTGCTGGACTAGGCTCTGCTGGTGCAGCTTTAGCAGCAGCCGCAGGCCCCTTTGCTTTAATGGCTTTACCTTTTTTACTTAACTATGGTACAAACAAAGTACCTGGATATGCTGATGGCTCAAGTAAAGTAAAACCTTTTGGAGATGATCCTCTTGACGCTGTTAATGAATTTTATGCTCCTTCAGGTTCAAGCTTTGTAGAGTCTCAACCATCAGGAAGTATGTTGCCAAAATTTTTTAACTACATACCCAATGCTTTTCAAGTAAGTAATTATTTAACAAGTCGTTTTAAAAAGCCTATTCCACAAGAAGGCATTGAACCTCTTCAAGGTAAGGTTAACAGAGTACAAAGAGGCGTTATAGGTGAATCGCAACTGCCAATACCCCAACAACCTGTAATGACAACACCTCCTTCTTTAATGTCAATGCCTACAGTAACTACAGATAACATGATAGATGTAGGTAACTATGAACAACAGTTAGCAGACTATAGAGCAGCAGGATTTAACTATGGTACTCCTTCAGTTAAGAAAAATACTAACATGTCCTATGCAAATGGGGTAGATAGTGTTCCAAGTATGTTGACTCCTGGAGAAGCAGTAATTCCTGCGCCAGCAGCTCAAAATCCTGATAATAAACCTATGATTAATGCAATGATAAACGAAGGTCGAGCTGCTAATGACATGGCAGAAATGGCAGGTCCACTTTCTGGACCAGCTCAAAGAGCACAAATGGAAGCCTTACAAACTATGGCTATGAAAAAGAAAGCTTTTGAAGCTCAAGAACTTCGTAAGCAACAAGCCTTCAATCAAAAATTAGCACTAGATAAACAGAAAGCTCTGATGTCTATGCAGACTTAAAGGAGTGAGTTATGAGTGTAGATAGTAAAGATCCATTTGACGGTTACTTTCAAAAACTTTTAAAAACAGAAGGCGGTTATGTAAACAATAAAAATGACAGAGGCGGTAAAACAAAATTTGGAATTACTTTAAATACATTAAAAAGTGTAAATCCCAAAGCTACTGAAAAAGATCTTAGAGGTTTATCAAAAGAACAAGCTAAAAAAATATATAAAGATGAATTTTATTTAAGATATAGAATTAATGAATTACCCGCTTACATTAGAGAACAAGTTTTTGATATTGCGGTAAATTCAGGGCCAGGAACGGCAATTAAACTTATTCAAGAATTGGCAGGGGTTAAACAAGATGGAGTAATTGGACCCAACACAATTAAAGCAGCTAGTCTTGTTACTAATAATAAACTGGCAGATAGACGACAACAATTATATAACGCAATAGTTGAGAAAGATCCTACTCAAGAAGAATTTATAGATGGTTGGACTAATCGTGCAAATTCCTTTAGAGATAAAGAAATGACGCAAGAAGGACCTACTTCTGAAAGTACTACCTCAACTGAAACTTCTTTATCAGATGCAGATTTAGCTTCTATGAATTTAGATTCTGATCTTTTAGGCCAATATTATGATATGGGAAATTCAAGAACAGAATCACGAGTATCAAATTTAATAGAGCAACAAAAAGTAAGAGATAAACTTAAACAAAATCAATTAGACTTAGCTGTTGCTGGAGGCGAAGGAAAAACTTTTAGACAACAAGAAAGAGAAAGTCTTCTTCAAGATTTAAAAAGGTTACAAAAAGATCCTTTAACTGCTCCAGACTATAATAAAAATATTTTGTATAGTGGATTTGATTACGGACCAGCAGTACCTCCTGTTATTTCAACAGAAATACCTGGTGAACAACTAACTGTTCCTTTAGAAAATACAGTACAACCACTTTCAACTCCACCTCCCTCTTTAGAACCATCTAAAGAAGATTTACTATACAAAAGAAATTCTCTTTTACAGGCTCCTCCTGAATTTAATGATGGTACTAATAAAGTTAAATACTATGAAGATGGTATAAACTTTGCTGGACTTGATTATGATTCTCCTGTGTTAATTAAACAGTATGATAACTATCTTAACTCTTTAAATAGAGGAGTTGCACCCACTGATGTACAAAAAGCTGCAAATGATAGAGTATTGCTTTTAGCTAAACAACAAGAAAATCAAGAAGAAATAGACTTGCTTAACAAACGAATGGCTATACAAGCAGGGGATTCTGTTGGCGCTGAATTTAATGCTGCACAACTTGCACAATTAACTCATCAAGCTAACGTACTTAATTCTCCTGAGTTTGCAAACCTACCACCTCCTCCTGAAGAGGCTCTTGGTTTTGATTTTGTACCCAGAATAATAGACAATAACAAACCTAGAGAAGTAGTTCAAGCTGGGCTAGTTCCTCCTGCACTAGAAGAAGCAGTTAGTAAAGTAAGTAGTGTACCTTCTGCTTTACCAACTACAACTTCACAATTAATAATGAGTCAACCTCCCGTAATAGAAACTGAATTTGATGTTGCAAATCAAGAAAATTCTTCTTTTGATATTAATGATACCATGAGAGGAGTATTTGAGCCTATAGGAGAAATTATACAAAATAACCCTCTTAAAGATGCTATTCGCGCAGGTAGAAAAACTATGCAACAAGAGAAACAATTAGATAACTTCTTTAATCAACAGATTGTTAATCAATCTAAAGGTGTTCCTGGAGGTAATCTTCCAGTACCAAAAGAAATACCAGGATTTGATCCAAATAATTTATTTAATAAAAAACCACCACCCTCAGATCTCTTAGAAAATGAAATACCTCCTATAACAGAAACAGAGTCTGAAGTTACTTCGGCAGGAAGTCCTCCTGTTCTACCAGAAGGTAATTTTGATCCTGGGATTTCAGGAGATACAGGATTTGATAATGGCAGAGGGTTAGCTGTTACTTCAACAGGAATTCAATTTAATGGAAAACTAGTTGCAACACCAACTCTTCCAGAAGAAAGGCAACAAATAGCAAAGCAGCTAGGTCAAGATGAAAAGTCTATTGGTAAAAAAATAACTCCTTTCTTAAAAAAGTGGTTTGGAATAGAAGGAGAAGACTTGTCTAGAGCTTTAGGATTATACCTTATGTCTAGATTAACAGGTGCTTCTCATGAAGGTTCAATGCGTTGGGCAGGTAAAACTGCTCTTGATACTTCTGCTAAAAGGCAAGCTTTAGAAGCTAAAACTACCTTAGCTAATGCCGAAAAGGATAAAACTATTGAAGCACTAGTAGATGCAGGTTATACAGAAGCTTCTGCTAGATCTTATGTTCAAACAAAATTAGACGATGTTTTAGTAAGATCAGGTAGTAGATCAGGTGCTCTTAAAGAAACAGGTAATTCTGTACAGGTAGGAATTAGAGGACTACCAGGATTTACTTATGCTAATGGTTATGAAGTAGAAGATCCAAGTGGTAACAAGTATAATGTATTTAGAGTACCAAATAGCGTATTTAGAGATCCTAAACCTGGTTTTAAAACAGTTAATGAAAGTCAGTTAGCTCAATTAATTGCTAATGCTACTGGAGGTAACGGTAGAATAGTTCCTTATGACAAAAGTATGGATACTCAAGAAGGACGCACTAAAGCAGCTATTGATTTTACTGATGGTGTATATAAAACCTATGTAAAAGAACTTTTTACTGGAGCTGATGACAAGGTTAGACGACAAATACCAACAGCATATTCGAGTGTTGCAAGATGGATGCAGGATACTATGGAATATAAATTCTATGAGCCTGGAATTCAACAAGAAGCTCAAGTAGTATTGCTTACTGCAATGAAAGATATGAGGAATGATTTAGATTCTGGTCGTATTAGTAACGTAGATGATGCTACACCTTACGTTAAACGCTCGATACTTACTTCTGCCGCTTTACCTACAGGTCAATTATGGATAACTGCAGATGGTAAAAATACTGTTAGTGCTACTAAAACAAATGAAATTTGGAGTAAGTTAAAAAGTCATAATAGCTCTCCTGCAGCCATTAAAACTAACTTTAAAAAGCTTCATCAAACTTTTGTAAGACAAAAGAAAAATGGCGACTTACCGTCTATGAGTTTAAAAAAGTCTAAAGAAAATGAGTTTTCTGTTTGGGTAATGAAAACATTAAACGATAAAGAAGCATTAGAAGTAATTTTATCAGAATAAGATAAATAGGAGAGTAAAATGTCAAACATTGATTCACTTAAAGCTGCTGTTGCAGAATTAAAAGCAGAAGGTGGTTTTGGAGAAGAAGGCATATACAAGGATGGTATTCAAGTAATAGATGGGGATACTATTAAGGATGAAGAAGGAACTATTAGACTATCAGGTATTGATACTTCTGAAACACCTCACCTAAATCCTTATACTTTAGATTATGCTCCTGGCGGTGAAATCAAAGGCATACTTCAAACAGGAGAAACTGCTAACTTGATTGGTCAAGGCTTCAACCAGCCTTACCGATCAGGCGAGCAGGGTTATTTTGGTAGAGATCTTGGAGACCTTAGTAAAGAAGATGGTACTAGTTTAACTAAGACTTTACTTTCTCAAGGGTTAGCAGATCCTTCTTTGTATGCTACTCAAGATGAGTTGGCAATAAATAATATAGGGGCATTAGATAGAGCACAAAGAAAAGCTACTAGTCAAATGAACGAAGCAGACAAAAGACGTTCTGTATTATTAGAAGCAGCTAGTTTAACTATAGGAGGAAATCCTTTTCTTCTTAAAGACACGGCTGCAACAGAAGCATACTATGCTGCTGCTCCAAATATGTTTAGGGGCGTAGCAATGCAACGCTCTGATCGTACTATAATGAACGAAACTAAAGGTTGGCAAATTGACGATGCCTTTGCTATGGGTAAAACTAATGGTAAAATTGGCGGCTATGCTTTTACACAACTAGTAGGAGACTTAGTAGGGTTAGATGGTTTATCTGATTTTGGAGAAGCCAACGCCGCTAGGCTCAAAAGAGAAATGCAAGACTTACCTCAACTTAGAGATATGGAAGCCTTTGATGAAAATGGAGAATGGACTTTAGATGGTATTAGTGAGTTTAGTAACTATGTATTTAGTAATGCAGCTGCTAGTGCGCCCTTAATGGGAGTAACTATTGCTTCTCTCTATGCAGCACCCTTTACTTGGGGAACATCTTTAGCTATACCTGCAGCAATGTATTCAGGAATGACTTATGATGCACAAAACACAAAAGACGTAGGAAAAGCTTTAACTTCAGGAACTTTCCAAGCAGCCTTAGATATAATAGGAGTCAGGGGTGTAAACCCAATGAAGCTATTTACTTCTGCAGGACGCAAAAGTGCAATAACAAAAATAGCTGCTCAGAAAAAGATATCTGAAGAAGCAGCAGAGGCTTTATTATCGCAGGCAATTAAAGATCAGACAGGTAACTTTTTATCTACTACAGGTAGAGCACTATCTAAGTCAGCAAAAGTTGGTAAAAACATAGGTAAAGGTGCTTTGTATGAAGGCATTACTGAAACCACTCAGGAAGCAATTGCTCTCTGGGGAGAAGGTAATTTAGTCACACCTCAAGAAGTTAAGAATAGAATGCTTAATGCAATTGTTGCAGGTGGTACTCTTGGTGCAGGTTTTACTAGTGTTGCAGAACTTTCTTCCGGTATAAAATCTTCTAATATTACTAAAGGTAATCAGCTAGCAGACAAAACTGCTGCTCAATTAACTAACTCTCAAGATATGGAAGACTTTGGTAAAGTATTAGATGTTAATGAAGCTATAGATAAAATTAAAACTACAAAAATTTCAGTAGAAGAAGTTAAGGATGAACCAGTAGTTAAAAAAGTTAAACCTTATAGAAACCCTAATGATGGCTTTGATGAATTTAGAATAAAAGCAGAAGAGCAAGTAATTTCTACTAACGGAGTAATTAGTCACCGTGTTGATGCTCGAGTTAAAGCACTAAAAGAAAACGTAGGTCCTGAAGCAGCAACAGCATACGCTATGGCTGCTCAAGCTAAATCGGATGAAATGATTGCAGATAGAGCGAATAAAAATAAAGCAGCTGCAAAAAAATTAAAAGTAAAACGTAGTACAGTAGTAACCAATGAAAATGACGCAACAGAAGGAATGTCACTAAAAGAACAGGCAGCAGCTAGGTCTAAAGAAAAAGAAGATAAAGCTCTTTTAGATAACGTAGGAGATGCAGTACCGTATTTATGGCAAGCTTCCTTAGAAAATAAATTAAAAGCTTATAAGACAGGTAAGTACGGATCAATGTTATGGAGTCTTTTAGTTGGAAAAAATGGTCGTGCTGGTCGTAATTTTGAAGAGGCACGTAGACAAAATAGTGCAGACATTGTTAGTAATAAGTATTTAGATCCTGTAGAGGGTCCGAGTAATCTTGGTTTTCAAAATACTAGAGAACTTTCAAACTCAGTAGAAGCTAGTAAAGAGGCTATTACAAGAATACTTAGACAAGCAAGAACTGTAGAAGATGTTAGAGTTATAGCAGCTAAAGAAAATATAGATTCTAGATTACTTCCTTTTATTACTGCAATATTTGAAAAGAACTTGGCAATAAGAGCAGACACAGGAATAAAAGAAGCTAACTTGTTAGAAAAAACTTTTAACAAAAGTTATATTTATAGAAATCAAAAGAAATTTATTGCTATGCTACAAACAGAATTAGGTGTTAGTGCTGAAGTTGCTATAGATATTACTCAGGCAATAATAAAAAATGAAGACTATACAAATCCAGATGATGCTTTAAGTGGTCTTTTAAACTTATCTTCTGCTCCAGATAAAGGCGCAGTGAAAAAATATGCTCAGTATAAAGATGTATTTAATGAATATCTTATGTCAAATATAATGGACAATGTACAGGCTAATGCAGTAAAATTTGGTAATGTCAAAGCTAATATAGATTATATTGGAGAAAATGGAAGTATAATTTCAAAAGGTTTAGATTTAATGAAGGCTAACAATGAAGTTGATAGCGAAGAAAAAGCAAAATTAGCTTATGAATTAGATAAATTTTTACAACAAATTTCTGGAGAATATCATAGAGTAGACAACAGAATGTATAATACTGCAGTAAATAATGTTTCTCTATTATCTATGGTATCTATGTTACCTATGGCAGCAATTTCTTCTCTTACAGAATCAGCTTTAGTTATTTTTAGTAGTCCAAGACCTTTATATGCTGCCTGGAAAATGAGTCAGTTTACTGCTAAAGAGTTTGTAGCTATTGCCAACGAAGGATTAACCGCGCTTTCTAATGGTAGAATTCCTATGAAAGATTATTTTCACAGAGAAATGTTAAGAAAGTCAGGGTATCTATTAGAAACACAGGGTGCTGCGGCAAGACTAGGCGTTGACTCTAGTCCTTCTCAAGCTAGATTTGTACAAAGCTTTTTTAAAGTTAATGGACTTACATCCTTAACAAACATACAACGTGTTACTGCATTAGTTATGGCTGAAGACGCAGTTAATCACTGGGTAGATCAAGCAGTGTTACAAAAAGGTGTTAATAATAGACTATATACAGAGGCATATGATAATTTAAGTTTCTTAGGAGTAAATCCTGAAATAATGATAGAACACAAAGAAAGTTATCATGGTCTAAATGATTCTCTTAACTCTGTTATAGGTTCTTTATCTATGGCAGATAGAGAAAAATTATATTTAGAACAAATGGAAGTTGCTAAAACAAGATTTGTAGATCAAAGAGTAATACAGCCCTTTAAAGGAAATAGACCTGAATTTTATTCAGATCCTAGATTTCGTTTATTTACTATGTTTCAAGGTTTTATTAGTACTTTCACTGCTAATGTTTTACCTATGCTTTATGGACAAGCTTTTTCAAAAAATAGTCTTCCAGAAGCAAGAGTAAAAGCTATAACTACAATGGCAGCAATGATTGCCTTTACTTATTTTGCTCAAAATTTAAAAGATGCGTTAAAGGGTAAAGATGAAGATGACGACTTACCTCCGTTTAAAGAATTTTTAAGAACTCTTTATGGATCAGGACTAGTAGGCACAGTAGAAAGGCCACTTACAGCAATAATGCCTTTGTATGGAAATAATTCTGATACAGGAAAATTAATAGAAGCTATGTTAGGTCCTACTGCAGGTGCTGTAACTGACTCAGTAATAGGAGAATCACCACAATTATCTTATGTAGATAATTTTGTAGGCATTTTTTCAGATGCTATGGGAGACGATCAATCAAGAATACCTCGTGATCTCTTAAAAGCAACCCCAGCAAACGTATTTAAAAATTGGTTGGCACCAATGGAAAAGGAGTAACTATGGCTAAATCACTTAATCCAGGAAAATTTTCACCTAGCGTGGAAGTTCCAGACGCAGGTACTCCTGCACCAGTAGAAGGATTATCTCCTGAGTTATTACAACAAGTAATGGCAGCAGGAATTTCTCCTGAAATATTAATCCAACAATTACAAGCACAACAACAAGGGGCAACACAAGCGGTTGCTCCTGTTGTAAATCCTTTGGAAGACTTAGAAAGAGGAGGTGTTGCGCCACAACCAATTAGTCCTTTTTTAGATCCAGCTGGACAACAACCTCCTGCAAATGCTCCGCAGCCTGTTGTTCCCGATCTTCAATCAACTCCAGAAGGAGTTAATATTTTAACAGATCAAGGAACAGTAGGAACAACTGCAGACCTTAGACAAGCACAGATAGATCAATTTAACACAGAAGAAGCTGAAAGAGCAAGAGGTGCAATTGGTTTTAACCAGTCCACTAGGCAACAATTTGATGAAGCTTACTCAGAAGCTTTAGCTCCTGGAAAAATAGGAGACTTACATAGGCTAGGTCGAGTAGTATCTGATGCCAGTATTGAAGGTAGATATAAAATAAAAGATTCATTAGGAATTTTACCCGAAAATGCTACTCCAGTAGAGTTAGTATCTAAAGGACTTAAAGCTTCTCCTGTAGAGGCAGTTAATGCTACTACCTTTGCTTTTTTAAAAATGTCAAATGCTTTATCAGCACGACAAAAAATTCTTGATGAAGGAGGAGAAGATCCTGCTGATACTGATGAAATACTTTCTCTTGCAGAAATAGATGCCTTACTTACTAGATCAGAGGGAGGCAGAGTTGCAATAGAAGCAGACACTTTAGATGGTATACTTGCAGGTTATACTAAAAGTACTCTTGATAGAGTTAGAAATGCAGATAGTGGACCAACAAATCAACCAAAATTAGTAGGCAATGCACAAGCTAAAATGTTAATTAATTCTGGTTTATTAGAAGAAACTTTTTTTCAACCAGAAAATCCTAAAGGTGAAATAATTAACCCAGATAGTGTACCTATAAAAGGTTATCAAGTTACTGAGAGAGGAGCAATGGTTGCTTATGAGTTAAAAGAACTTTCAGATTATAATAAAAGAGAGTATTCTGAGGAAGCAGGATACTCTCCTCAATCTGAGTCTAAAGCAATAAACCAACCTTTTCCTAGACGTAATGCAGTTAAAGTTCATGGTAAAACTCCTGGCACCTCAGTTGGTGCTTATAACTTGAGTAAACCTAAGGCTAAAAAGAAGGCTGCTGGAGAAAAGTCAAATCAAAATACAGCGATTTATCAGTATGCAGAGGATTATAGACAAAGTCCAGCTAGAATGAATCCTAGAGTTATAACAGCTGCTGAAAAGTATGTTGAATATTTTAAACAAGCTAGATCAATTAAAGAAGCAGGAGGTACTTTAACTCCGCAACAAAATAGATTGCTTGAAAACATTACTAAATTTATGAAGCTAGAAAGAGTTCCTTCAGATGCACCAGGAAGTCCTTCAAAATTAATGGCAGCAGAAAGAGCTATACAAGGTGCAAAAATGGTTGACGGGTTTATGCTACGTCATGTAGAACAACATGGTAACTTGCTTAGATTAACTAATCAAACTGCTAATTTAAATGAACAAGAATATCCTAGAGTACATAAAGGTGCTATGGAAGGTCGTCCTCAAAATTATGTTTTTACTGATCTTAAAATAAAATCACCTAAAGAACCAGTAATTTCTCAATCAGATTTTGCAGACTATAAAAGATGGGTAAATTCAAATGGAGATACACCTCCCAGTATAAACATAAAGCGTACAGCTATGTTGATAGGATTAGGCTCTTGGATAGTTCCAGGATCAAGAATTAATACTACTGAATTTTTAGTAGAGAATTTTACTATGGGTAAGCTAAGAGAATTTGGCGAGAAAGGAGATGTTCTTCAAAGATTTGTTAACGATCCTGCTGCATTAAAAGAAGAAGAGTTTATTTCAAAATTAAATGACTTTATAGAAACAGATATTTCTATAGACAAAGGAAAAATAAATGGATTTATTGCAAAAGCTTCTTTTGTTGCAGGAGATATTATTAAAGCTTTAGACAATGCTAGTCTTAGTGAACCTATTAGCTTAAATTTTAGCCCAGTTGCACCTTCAGGAGATATGTCTTCTGCTGGACTTACTCTTATGGCTTTTGATAAAGGAGACTTTGAAACAATTTCTCATGTAGGATTAATGTATACCCCTGATGGAACTTTAATGTTTGAAAAAGGTAACCCAAGAAAGATGCTTCTTGGTGAAATTACTTCTGGTTTAAAATTAAATCCAAAAACAATTCTTGGAATAAGTTCTTCTCAACAAGCAGAACTTGCAGAAGCCTTGACACCAAGATTTAATAGTGAAGAAGGTGATGCTGGTTTTGCAGATGATTTTGGTAAAGGAGCATTAATGGTTTCTGGCTACGGTAAGTCTAGATTTTTTATGCAACCTCAAGCTAAATCTTTTTTAGAAAAGTATCCTGCTGTTGCAGAAGTATTTGATAGAGTAGCTGCAGAAAGCGATAACTATGATTCTGGAGTAGCATTAGCGAATGAAGCTATTGGTTATGGCTTACAAAGAATTAACAAATCATGGTATGCACAAATGTTAAAAAATCAAGCAACAGCAGCCATGCTTCTTGGATTTAACTTGTCAGGAAATCTATCAGATGGAAGTAAATTAAGAGTAGGAGTTAAAGAGCATACGCCCTTAAAAGATTCAGGTTATGAGTTTAAAAACCCAGAAGGAGAAGTAGTTACTACAGGAGATTTATTTAATCCTATTCCTTCTGACTCACCTAGAGCAAGATCTCCTTTAAAGTGGGATAAAGATACAGAATCTTATGCTAAGAAAAGAATAGGTTCCTCTCAAATAAATACTGTTACTGTGTTACAAGGTATTCCTAGAGAAGTAGAAGTAAATGCAATTGCTCATAAAAGAGTTCAAGCTCGTCTTCAAGATCCAAATATTTATTTTGGAAATATTCACGATAATATTATGGGAGACCCAGAGTATATGGCTTTGTTTCAACATGAAGTAAAAGCTGCTTTAAAACAAGTTACAAAACATGACCTTCAAAAAACTATAATAGATAGTTTTGAAGAGAATGCACAAAAAGTTCTAAGGCGTATAAAAGCAATGGATTCTGAGATAGTAATTGGTGCAAGCTCAAAAGATCCTGCTTTATCTGGTTGGATAGAATACTTAGATGAAGTATATGCAGAGTATAAAGAAAATCTATTAAAAGATTCTAACTATGAATCCTTTAAATGGAGTAACGCTCGAACAGAAAAGCTATTAAGAAAAGCTTATAGAGGTGGCGAAGGAATTTGGAAACCATTAGGAAAACCAGGAGTAACTCAATCAATTGGTGGCACTGTTTTAGAAGAAAGACAACCAAGTGAAACAGTAGCTATGGTTGTTTCCAGAGATACTCTTTTAAAGTTTATAAGCTCTGAACTTATGTTTCCTTTGCAAGAAACTATTAGAAGCAAAAATAAAACTGATTTATATACTAGACCAAAATTATTTAATGAAACATTTGAGTTTTTAGAAAATAATGAACAAGGTTGGATGAAAATTGGTAGACCATAAATAAAAAACCCCTACAGAATTTAAATTAAATTTTCTGTAGGGGTATTTTTTTATATTAATCTTTCAAAACCTTTTAAAGCTTCTTTTTTAAGAGCATCTGCATGGCTATGTGCTGTTTTTTCATCATAACCTTTTATTAGCATATAATCTCTTTTATTTTGTTCATACAACATATCAATAGCGTATCTAGGTCCTTTCTCAGTAAATAAATATTTATCTGGGATAACTATTCCTGTTGACTCAGCAAAATCTTTTTGCCACTGAAGGTCATCATAATTTTGTCCTTCTAGTGCTGCTTTATTAAACGATTTACGTTTATCCATTTTAATGTTCCTTTTTATTTAAGATTCCGTTATGAGCTAAAAACAAATCATATTGCTTTGCACCTTCCTTGGAGTCTTCTTGTTTAGAGATAAAGTAATCTCTCATTTTACTTTTACTGTATGCATAAACAGAAGGGTCTATTCCTTCTATTTCACAATATCGTTCATCGGTCATTAGTGGTTCTTTCTTTCTACTAAGTAAATACCGATCACGTAGAGCAAACCAATTATAATGGGTTTTTTCTGTCATGTTTCACCTATGAAAAGAAGTTACGAGAACTAAGAACAGAGATGATATCTAACTCACCTAGCTCTGGAACTTCTATCGTACAGTTATTGTTAGTAATATAACGTTTAACTGATTCTAGAGGGTTATTATCGTTGTACATTTCAACGAATTTTTCCTGTGTTAATTGTTTTAATTTGTTAACATCAGAGGCATGACAACTAAAGCTATCATGAACGGCACCAAAGTTAACACCGAATTCATCTATAACAAGTGCCATGTGTGTAGCATCTTGAGAATGGATGTAGTTAGGAGAGATACCTGCACTGGCTTCTCTTCTGTTAGTAGTTTCTAAATATATTTTAGCTACATGGTTTATACGGCCAGGTTGTTTAGATGCACCGCCTATTACTCCTCTTAAAGTAGACTTACAAGTATCTTGTCTTGTAGCGTTTACTTTGTAGATAACAGGAAAACCAGACTTAGTCATCCAACGAATGTCTTCGCCTGCATGACCTTTAACTAGCACTAAATTACAATCAGAAATCTTAGAGTTTATTTTATCTAAAGCAAGAGTATTTTCTGCAGTGGGATTTGCACGTTGTTCTTTGTTTGCTTCACGAGCAAGTTTTTTATATTTGTTTATTGTAGTATTAGATACTTTGTTACCTGCTTTATCTTGATATTCAAAGGTACCTAACTCCCACTGAGCTAAGTCTTGGAGAAACTTCATAGTAGTTTGAGAGCCTGGACATACGTGTTCTATTGCATCAAGTATATGTATAGCAAGAGCATCACAGTCTATTTGAGTAATGTTATACTGCTCATCTGCGCCAGCTTGAACACAATCAGAGTACATTGACTCGGCTATTGTTTGAGCACCCGCAGAATAAGCTCTAGTCATAGTAGCTCTTTTTGAAATGAGCTTTCTTATCTCTGCATAAGACATGGGTCTGTCTTTAAAGAAATCAGGAGCTAGTTCTACTAGCTTTTGAGCTACCTTTACATATAAGTCATGAGGCACTGCACTATCATTTAATGCAACTAAACTACCTGTCTTATTATCTCTAGAAATAGCTGCAGAATGTTGGTAGCCGTTACAAGTACCATCTATAGCAACAGGTATACTTGAAGTAGGAGTGTTTCCTTCTTCTTCCATGTCTGCAATATCACACCATTCAATACAACAAGCTAAAAACACTACTGGTTTTTCACACTCATGTAGTATTCCTTGTTCTCCTGTCTTTTCTATAAGCTCCCAGTTATTATTAAACCAGTTTACTCTGTCGTCAAGAGAAAATTTGTCTACACTAATAGTGTCTATGCCTTCTTTATGTAGCATAGAGTAATAGTCTTCTTCAACCCAGTCAGGTATTTCATTAACATTATATTTTTGGTTATAAGAGTTAGCAGTATGTATAGCAAGAGAACTTTTTCCATCGTCATCAATAGGTTTGCTTTCACTAAAGGACATTAGCCCTCTTGCAATATCATTGCCTTGATAGTTCATGTAAGGTTCTTTATAATATACTCTACCTCTATAGTCTAAGTCTACTAACGAGTAAAAGTGATCCCACTCTGCTAGTTGTTTTGCCTTGCCTAAAGTAGTTTTAATTTCAGCTCTTTTAGCTCTTACTTGTAAAGGTCTAAGAGTCTTTTCCCATTCTTTGGCTATGTTATTATAAGAATTTTTATTATGAGAAGAAGGATTCTTTTGGTACTTTTCATAGGCAGTTTTAAGTAAGCTTTTAGGTATTGCATTAACATACATTGGTATATCTTTAGGCATTATGTTTTGTAAGTTGTTTATTAACACAGCTAAAACTTTTGAATTTATTTTCCAAGAAGTTTGTTGCAATTTATTAGCTGCTCGAACAAAAGGAGAATCAATAAAAATATTATTGAAAGCATCTTTTTGAGCTTGAGGAGCAGAAATACCCCACCGTTTTATTAGAGGGTAATTTTTAGGTTGCATGATATGATGTATGTCTTCAGGCATTTCATCAACAGTATAAACTAATAGGCCTTTACTTTCTATTAGTTTAAACTCACCAATTTCTTCCCAACGATCAGTTGGTTCAATCATGTAAGGAGCTTGAGCATTATAAGCACCAAACCCCTCTGCTCTTTTAACTATAATAAAACCAGATTGGACATAAGCTTCTAATACTAAGTCACCTGTTCT